AATAAACAGGAGATTTTTTCATGCTTGCTCGCTATGTTCAAAAAGGTGATTCCATTGATTACCGTCCCACTACTGCTGTTGCCGCAGGTTCCGTCATCGTGATCGCTGACCTTGTCGGTATTGCCCGCCTCGATATTGAAGCCAACACTCTCGGCAGTCTTGCTGTGGTCGGCGTGTTCGACATTGTCAAAGCTGCCGGTCAGATTCCCTCCGGTTCTACCGTTTATTGGGATGCCGGAGCCCAGAAAGCAACCTTGGTGTCCGGTTCCAACCATTACCTTGGCAAAGCCATCGCCTCGGCAGAAGATGGGGATGAAACTGTCCGTGTGTTGCTGAACGCCCCTTACAGCTTGGCAACCACCTTTGTTGCCGGTGATCCCATTACTGATCTTATCGATAACTCCGGCGGTACTCCGGCACAGACCATTGCCGAAATCAAGGAGTGTGAATGCAAGGATGCTGTTGCTTCCCTTGTCAAGAAAACCAATGAGATCCTGACTGCTCTCCGCGCGGTCGGTATCATCGCTACTGAGTAATGGATCTGCTGGGGACAGCGGCAGAGTGGCTCAGTGACCAATGTGAAAGGTGTTTATCCGTCCCGGTTGAATATATTCCCCGTAACGGCACACCGTCAACGGTGAATGCAACCTTGGGACGGACACTTTTCCGGGCAGAAAATGAATACGGTGTGACCGTAAGGATAGAAAGCCGGGATTTTCTCATCCGGGCTTCTTTTTTGCCCAAAGAGCCGCAACGCGGAGACAGGATCATCTATGCCGGACGGGAATTTGAGGTGCTTTCACCCAATTCCGAACCCGTCTGGCGGTGGTCAGGTCCGCAGCACATTACCCGCAGAATTCACACAAAGGAGATTGGAAATGCCTGACTCTCCCGATCACAAAGACATCTGGCACGAACTCAATCAGGCAAGATTGGACATCGCCGAACTCCGGGGAATGGTGAAGATGCATTTTGAAGACCGTCAACACCACATTCCACCCTGTAAGCCAGCTGCGGATATGCAGAAAACAATCATTTCTGCGCTGGCGGCAGCGGTCATTGCCATGTTAGGTGCGATTTGTAACCTGATTATGGCGGTGGTCAAATGAGTGAAGTTGTTACTCTTGCCGAAAAAGTTGTTGCCGAACTGGAAGAATGCGGTGCGGAGCTGTCATTCTTCCCGGAATTTGAACTGCGGGATCTGGACGAAATGCGTGTAGTTGTTGTTCCGGTTGGAACTCAATATAAAACGCTTTCCCGATCCTCTCACGAGGAGTTGCCCCGTGTTCAAATCGGTATTCTTAAGCGTGGCAGTGAAGAAGAACTGCCGGAACTTTTGAAATTCGTTGAGGGACTCGGACTTGGATTTCTCAATAAAAAATTGGGGTCTGCAACGTGTATATGCGTAGCCTATAACCCTATTTATTCCCCAGATCACTTGCGTGAGCGCGGACAATTCACCAGCGTGATCGAACTTACCTTCAAAGTCCTCAAGTGAAGGTTCGCATCGAATTCGATGAAAGCCGAATTCTGATTGCCGTGCAACGCGGCAACATTACAGCTCTCCGCCGTGCCGGAGCCTATGTCCGCAAAGCCGCCCGAAACAGGGTTACCCAAAGTGCCAATGCTTCCACTCCCGGCTCACCGCCGAACACCCGGCAGGGATTACTCAAACGGTCTCTGCTCTTTGGAGTGGAAAAACAACGGCAAAGTGTAGTTGTCGGTCCGGCTGAAAAGTTTATCGGCACGGCGATGAAAGCTCATGAATTCGGCGGTACTTACCGTAAACGCCGTTACCCGAAACGCCCGCTTATGGGACCAACGTTACAGGCAACGGCTCCCAAACTCCCGTCCTTATGGGACAAATCTGTAAAATAACTCTGAAAGGAACACCTATTTATGGCTATTGTTCTTGGTCTTGATGCCGTACTGATGCGCGGTACTGCTGGTTCGCAGGGCTCCACCGAGGTCAAAAATGTGAAAGACCTTACCCTCAATTTGGAGTCGGGTGAAGCAGATGTGACTACCCGTGCCACCAAAGGCTGGCGTGCATCTGTTGCAACCCTGAAAGAAGCAAGTCTGGAATTCAGCATCCTCTACGATACTGAAGACTCTGACTACAATGCTTTTGCAGATGCCTATTTCAACAACACTCCGCTTTCCCTTTTCATCTCCGATGGTAACGGAACCGGGCTTGATGCAGACTTCTCCATCACTGGTTTCAGTATTGAACAGCCCTTGGAAGAGGCTCTCTCCGTCTCCATTACCGCCAAACCTACTGCTTCGGAACGCGCTCCGCAATGGGTCGGTGGCGGTGGGGCATAATCAGCGCATCTATCTGTAACACTCCGGTTCGCCGGAGTGTGTTTCCCCCTTAATATATAAATGTAAAGGAAAATGTGATATATGAAAACTTTTACTGATAACACCGGACGCACCTGGACTCTTTCTGTGACTGTCGGCACGATTAAACGTGTCCGTGCATTGTGCGGAGTTGACCTTGCCAACATCATCTCCATTGAAGCCGGAAAAGCTCCCAATGTGGGCTTGCTTGACCGCCTTGCTTCCGATCCAGTTCTGCTGGTCGATGTTCTGTATGCCGTCTGCAAACCCGAAGCTGATGCCCAGAATGTTTCTGATGAAGATTTCGGGCGTGCCATGGCTGGTGATGCCATTGAACACGCAACTACCGCCTTGCTGGACGAAGTTATCGATTTTTTCCCGCAGGCGAAGCGGAAAGTGTTCAACAAGATCCTTGGAGCCTCGCGCCGCTTCGAAGCCAAGAGCAAAGAGGCTCTGACGGCTCTGTTGGACGATCCGGAATTCGACGCCAAAATCGATCAGGCATTGGAACAGTTGACAGCCTCATCTACCGCTGTGCAGGAATCGCAGGAGTAAATCCAGATCCATTCACACTCCGGGAACTTGTATTGATGGCTGATGCACGGGGGCAGATGGAATGGGAACAAACCGCCAGTTTGATGGCATTGGTCGTCAATTTGGTGCGTGATCCCAAGAAGAGCAAACCTGCAAAACCGGATGCTTTCAACCCTTACGCCCAGAAGGTGCAGAAAATCACCAAAGCACCTCTCTCAATACTTAAAGATGTGTTTTGCAAAGGAGCCAAATGAGTATCGGAAGCACTATTCGCGCCGGAGCTGCGTATGTGGAGGTAACCGCCGAAACCTCAAAGCTCCAAAGAAATCTGACATCCGCTCAAGCACAGTTACAAGCATTCGGCAAAACGTGTACGACTGTTGGCAGAGATCTGCTGATGCTCTCCGGAGCAATGGCAGTTCCGCTTGTGATAGCAGCAAAATCCTTTGCGGGATTCGATGACAGTATGCGTTTGGTTCAAGCCGTTACGCAGGCAACCGACAATGATTTCAAGGCTCTGACAATCACCTCCCAACGGCTCGGCAGAGAAACTTCTTACACTGCCCAGCAAGTCGCTGATGCGATGGTTGCTCTCGGACGCATGGGGTTTTCTCCCAAAGAAATCCAAGCTGCTATTGCCGATGTTTTGAACTTGGCCCGTGCAACGGGAACGGACTTATCAGAAGCCGGTGATATTGCTGCCAACTCCCTCCGGATCTTTGGACTTGAAGCGGAGAAAATGGGTGACATCTCCGATGTTTTGACTGTAACAGCAAACTCGTCCGCCCAGACTTTGACCGACCTCTTTGAAGCATTGAAGATGGGAGGACCGCAGGCGGCGGCAGCCGGGGAAAGTGTCAGAGAAACGTGTGCAGCACTGGCAGTCCTTGCCAATATGGGCATCAAAGGTTCGCTCGCTGGCACGGCTCTGCGTAAGAGTTTCAGCCAGTTCGCCAAAGTCAAGGTGCAGGAACAGCTCCGAGCTGTCGGTGTGGAAACATTGGATGCCAACGGCAACTTGCGTAAAATGGCAGAAATCATGCGTGATATCGCCAAAGTCATGCAGACCATGCCTACCGCTGAAAAGCTCGCCTTCGCTGAAGACATCTTTGATATCCGTGGTTCACTGGCAGGTCTTACTTTGACAGCAAACACAGATGAGTTGGACGCGATGTTGGCAAAGTTGATGGATGTAGAAGGCGTTGCAGCTGACACCGCCCAAAAGATGGATGCAGGACTCGGTGGTTCGTTCCGACTGCTGATGTCTGCCGTTGAGGGGGCGATGAACGCCATCGCCGCCGCTATGAACAGCACCTTGCAGCCATTCATTAAAAAAGTAACCGATGTCATCAATGTGTTTACACAATGGATTGAACAGCATCAGGGACTGGTGACAGCGTTTGCAGTGGTGGTCGCAGGTGCGGCAACTCTGGGCATTGCTCTTGTAGCAATTGGAGTGATTGCCAAAGGAGTATCTGCCGGACTTGCCGTACTGCAGACCGTGACCAAAGGCTTTGCTTTTGTTCAAGGAATGTGTATTGCCCAGGCAACTGCCATGAAATCATCGATTCTTCTGATCGGACAGGCGTTTGCCAACTACCGCAACCTTGCAATCCCTGCAATGGTGGGAACTGAACAGTTCTGTGCTGCATTGGGGGTGGCAAGCTCTGCT